ATTTACTTGGTGCTGTAGATGCTCAAAGAGAAGTACTCGCTAAAAAAGTACCCGCTAAAATCTTTGCACTTGTTCATGACTCTATTTTGGCAGAGGTTAAAGAAGAAGCAGTAGAAGAATATAGTGAAATTTTACTAAGAAATGTACAAAAGGATAGAGGATTATCTATACCAGGTTGCCCAATAGGTTGTGACTTTGATATAGGTGAAGACTACTCCTTCGGTAAGTTTAGTAAAATGTATGAAACTTGAGAATATTAAATGGCCAGTCTACGTTCTACATTCAGATGAAGTAGAAGAACGAGATGGCCTATTATTTTGTGATACACAAATAGTAGATGATAAAAATATGTCGGGTAATACTCTTGGACAAAGAAGATTACAAAGTCCACATAAAAATTTATACCACTTAAAAGTAATGATTGAAGGATTTCAAGATTTCGTGCATCACAAAGGTCTCAACTATATAGATACTGAAGGTAAATATTTTCGATGGATAAAGAATACAAAGTGTAATCTTATTAGCCATAAAATACAAAAAGTAGAAAAGCGTGATGTTGCTACACTTATATGGTGTAAAGATATCCCTTTTCCATTTCTTGTAAAGAGACCACCCGAAGCTAGATTGCGTTATGCAAGTGTGCTTTATATGGGTAAACAACCTTCTATATTATATTCTTTTTCAGAAAAACAACAAAAAAATACTTGGCGTAAAATATGAAAGCAGTATTAAGTAACAGAATATTCATGGAAGTAAGTCCTGCATTGCAGTCTAAAATAGACAATGAGCTTACATATGCAATACCGCCAAGAAATCCATTAGACCCACCTTTCATAATTAAGAATATGGGAGTAGTTCGAAAAGGGTTAATTACATTACCTAGCGGGAGAACGGACTTAATACCAGATGATTACGATATAGTCGATAAACGAAAGTTATCGCCCATAGACCCTTTTGACTTTAAGTTTACTTTACGACCTTCACAACAGACGGTCTATGACGATGTTAGTGACAGTTGTATAATTAACGCTTGGGTAAGTTGGGGAAAGACATTCACTGCGTTAGCTATCGCAAACAAACTTCAACAGAAAACATTGATAGTAACACATACAATATCGTTACGGTCGCAGTGGGAAAAAGAGGCACAAAAGGTATTTGGAATTACACCAGGTATCATTGGTAGTGGGAGGTATGAAATAGATGCTCCCATTGTTATAGGAAATGTGCAAACTCTATATCGTAGAATGAAAGACATTAATGATGTTTTTGGAACAATTATTCTCGATGAAATGCATCACGTATCTAGTCCTACATTTACTAGGATTGTAGATGCAAGTAAAGCAAGGTACAAAATAGGCCTTACAGGAACAATGGAAAGAAAAGATGGGAGACATGTTATCTTCTGTGACTACTTTAATACAAACGTATATAAACCACCCAAAGAGAACTATTTAGTACCAAAAGTAAATGTAATTAAGTCAGGAGTAAGATTTCCTGATGGAGCAAAAACACCTTGGGCAGCTAGAATAAATGCCGTAGCATATGATTGGGAGTATCAGAATATGATAGCTTTACTTGCTGCAAAATATGCCGCTCGAGGACACAAAGTATTAGTAGTATCTGATCGAGTAGATTTTCTTAAAGCATGTAACAGATTAGTAGGAGATAATTCTATTTGCGTTACAGGTGAAATACCACACGAACAGAGACCTGATATGATTAAACAGATATTCACTGATAAAGATGTACTTTGTGGAACACAGAGTATTTTTTCAGAAGGATTATCTGTAGACTGTTTGAGTTGCGTAATATTAGCAACTCCAATTAATAACGAGCCCCTTCTTACACAGTTGATTGGTCGTATAATAAGAATATATGACGGTAAACCTCAACCTACCATCGTTGACATTCACTTTGAAGGCAAAACTGCTAGACGACAGGCAAACGCAAGACTGGGTTACTACATGAAACAAAGCTATGAAGTTGAGACGATTTAACATTCGAAAAACAGTTCTTGACAAAACCTCAATATTTTGATATAATGATATTCTACGATTGGAAAAAGATAAGAACTCAAACCAACGGAAAAGTTGGTGATATAGTTTCTGTACTTTATATTTTAACATATAAGAAAGAGCCTCCAATCAATAGAAAGGATAGGCGGTTTAAGTATTGGACTAAAAGTTTTCATGGAAAAAGCTTTTTAGTAAATCCTGAACCATTGCTTATTCAAAGAAATAGGTATTCAGATGTTGAGATTGCGCAGTATGCTGGTATTGCTTCATTGCGTAATTATTTTGAGTATCAAAACAAAAAAGATACCACATTGGACTTGCTGTTCTATACTGGAAAGCAAGATATATTAACAAAAAATAGATTACTACAAGTAGAGAATGGTAGAATACATTTTTTATTTGAAGAAATCACTAAAGGAGAACTTAAATGGGATTAACATTTAATAAATTAAAGGGCGAAGCCCAAAAAGGAAAGATAGAGTCTTATACATATGTAGAAGGCGATAACGTAGTCCGAATGGTCGGTGATGTATGCGCAAGATATGTGTACTGGCTAAAAGGAGAAAATGATAAGAATGTTCCTTTCGAGTGCCTATCATTCGATAGACAAAAAGAAGCATTTTTAAATCAAGAAAAAGATTGGGTTAGAGAATACTATCCTGATCAAAAATGTACTTGGTCTTATGCTATACAATGCATACACGGTGGAAAGGTCAAAGTACTAAACCTCAAGAAGAAATTACTTGAACAAATATTACTAGCAGCAGAAGACTTAGGAGATCCTTGTGATCAAGAAACAGGTTGGGACGTTTATTTCAAAAGAATTAAAACTGGACCAATGGCTTACAATGTAGAGTATCAATTACAACCTCTCAAGTGTAAACCAAGAGCCTTGTCTGAAAAAGAAGCAGAATTAGTTGCAGAACTAAGGTCAATGGACGAAGTTTTAGCTAGACCTACTCCAGATGCACAGAAAGAATTACTAGACAGAATTAGAGCTGGTTCTTCAAACTCTGACGCAGATGAAAGTATCAATGACGAGTTTGATATATAATGATTGGTATAGGCGAAAAATTTCCTGAGTTTGAACTCAATGCTGTAAGTGGTAACATGTCTGCACCAGATTATGCTGATGCAGACCATGACTTCATTACTGTAAATAGTTGGAGCCTAAAAGATTGGTCAGTAATATACTTCTACCCCAAAGACTTTACTTTTATCTGTCCTACAGAAATTGTGGGAATGGATAGTCTACTCCAAGAAACCGATGAAGTAATTGGTATTAGTGGAGATAATGAGTATTGCAAATGGGCGTGGAAATGTGAACAAGGCGATCACATGCCTCTATACGGAGTGCGACACCCTCTTGCTGCAGACTGCGGTCTTAAATTAGCAAGTGAGTGTGGTATTGTAAATGAAGATGAAGGAGTTTGCTACAGGGCAACATTTATTTTAGACCCAGAAGGGTACATTGCACACGTATCAGTAAACCGTGATGATACAGGCAGAAACGCAAAAGAGATATTAAGAACATTACAAGCATTAAAAGCTGGAGGACTTACAGGTTGTGAGTGGAATCCAGGAGAGGAGTTTGTAGCGTGATTTTATTTACTGCAGATTGGCATATTAAGTTGGGGCAGAAAAATGTTCCAATGGCTTGGGCTTGCTCCCGTTATAAATTGTTTTTTGAAAAGATTTATGAATTAGAGCAAGAAGTTGATCTGCACATCATAGGCGGGGACTTGTTTGATCGAGTCCCTTCTATGGACGAGTTAACGCTCTATTTTGACTTTGTAAAAGGTGTCTCCATACCAACAATTATATTTGATGGTAACCATGAGGCTACTAGAAAGCATAAGACATTTTTTACAAATTTAACAAGAGTAACAGAGGAGTTAAATCCTTTGGTAGAAGTAGTAACAGCCACTACTGAATATCCGTGGGGAACTATTCTACCTTATGCAGACTTGCATAGAAAAGAGTCAATAGAGTATTGTGACGCAAGCAAACCTTTATTTACTCATGTTAGAGGAGAGATACCTCCTCATGTCACACCTGAAGTAGATTTAGAAAGGTTTGACAAATTTAGTGTCGTATACGCTGGAGATTTACATGCACACGAGAATACTCAAAGAAACATAGTATATCCAGGCAGTCCTATGACAACAAGTTTTCATAGAAATGTAGTAAAAACAGGCTACATACTTATTGAATCTAGCTTCCCGGAAGTTTGGACGTGGCATGAATTTGACTTGCCACAATTAATAAGAAAAACAGTATCAAGTACAGAAGAAATGGTACAAACAGAGTGGCACCACACTATATATGAAGTAGAAGGTGATGTATCAGACTTGAGCGGGGTCAAAAATTCAGACCTATTGGACAAAAAGGTAATTAAGAGAAAGACAGAAGCCACTCTCATATTGGACAAAGAGATGACGATGGAAGAAGAATTAGGAGAATATCTATCGTACATTCTTGAATTAGATGAAACAAAAGTTAAAAAAATTATAGGAGTATTTAGTGATAACTCTCGAAAAGCTAACATGGAATAATTGTTTTTCGTATGGTAGTGATAATACCATCGATTTAGAAAGAAACACGCTTACACAACTTATTGGCACAAATGGAGCTGGTAAGTCTTCTATACCTCTTATTTTAGAGGAAGTTCTTTTTAATAAAAATTCCAAAGGTATTAAGAAAGCTGACATAGCCAATCGTCAAGTAAACAACGGTTATGATATAACTCTCGACTTTAGTGTCAACGAAGATGAGTACCATATTGATGTTGCTCGTCGTGCAAGTATAAAAGTAAAATTACTTAAAAACGGTGAGGATATTTCAAGTCATACAGCTACAAATACTTATAAAACAGTAGAAGAAATAATTGGTATTGATTTTAAAACATTTTCACAAATCGTATACCAGAACACTAATGCAAGTTTACAGTTTCTTACAGCTACAGACACAAACCGTAAGAAATTTTTAATTGATTTATTACAGCTTGATAAGTATGTATCTTACTTTGAACTATTTCGTGAGCTTTCTAGACAAGTTGGGTCAGATATTTCCATCTTTGAAGGGAAACTTGCAACTATTGAAAAATGGTTAAAAGACAATAAATTGGAAGATACGACACTATTATCAAAAATGGATTTACCAAAATATTCGGAAGAAGATGAAAAAACTTTCCGTTCTTTACAAATAGAGTTTGGAAATATCTCTGAAAATATCAAAAAAATAAATCAAAACAATCATTATAGAAAGGAGTTACAAAACATAGATGTACATGAGCATAGAAGAATATTAGCTCTATATCCTGAAATGGTTGATACCGCACGCTATCTTACTGGGCTTGGTAGTTGGAAATCAGAAATGATGCATGAGCAGACTATGATTAACAAGTATCGAGAGTTATTAGAAACCGAAGACCATGTATGTCCTACATGTGGAGAAGATATTGATGTCAGCTTCATTAAAACAAAGATGGCCGAGCATGAAGAAAGGAGAGTGGGGTGTGAGGAGATTTCGAAAAAAGAAACTGAGAGACTTGAAGAGGCGCAGGAGAGCAATGCACTTCACGAAGAAGCAAAAGAAGGAATTAGAAAATGGGAAGAATTGTTTAGAGGAATCGATCAAAACTTAACAAGTAATATTCCTAACGCAGAGAATATACGAAAAAAGATTGGAGATTTAGCACAAGAAAAGAAAAAACACGAAAGAAAATTAAAAGATGTTATAGACCATAACAATAATGTAGAAAGACATAACACTCGTATAGGAATAATAACAGAACAGATAGATGATTTTGAATCTGAATGTGCAGAACTCACAGAACAACTAGAAATGATACAAGATAAATTTTCTAGTATAGAAATACTTAAGAAAGCATTTAGTACAAACGGACTACTTGCTTACAAAATAGAGAATCTTGTAAAAGATTTAGAAGAACTAACAAATGAATATTTAGCAGAACTATCAGACGGTAGATTTAGTTTAGAGTTTGTAGTTCTTAATGACAAATTAAATGTTATCATAGAAGATAACGGAAAGTCAGTTGACATATTAGCTCTGAGTGCAGGAGAGTTAGCTAGAGTAAATACTGCTACTCTCCTTGCAATAAGAAAACTTATGAGCAGTATATCAAAATCTCAGATAAATATTTTATTTTTAGATGAGGTAACCAATGTTCTCGATGAACTTGGTAAAGAAAGATTGGTAGAGATACTATTAAAAGAAGAAAATTTAAATACATATATAGTATCTCATGGTTGGACACACCCTCTACTAGAAAAGATAGAGGTAGTAAAAGAAGGAGAAATGAGTTATTTAAATGAATAAACCAGCAATACACAGAAGATTAATATTGTTTGTAGTAAATAGTTGGAGAGTGGTTATGGACAATAGATATAATCCTCTACGATATATACCAGACCCAAGTTTACAGTTTTATTTCACATTAGTGTTATTTACAATGTGGAGTGTATATTTTGGAATGGTAGCAACCTTTTACATGGGTTGGTTTGGCTACAATACAGTAACAAGTATAATAGTTCACTTTGCAGTGTTAATACCATTAGGTTTCACAAATGCAATCTTTAAAGATGCAGAAAGAAATGGAGACAAATGGCACAAAACATGGAGAGAAGAAGAAAGTGCTTGGAAATTTTGGCAGAGAAGAACTAAACCTAATGTAGTAAAATGGGATATAGATAAAGAAGCATGAAACAATTATGGCATGATTACATGGGCAACTCTAAAAGATGGCAAGACTCATCTAGTGGATGGGTCAGCACTATGACTAAATCAAAAGAAAACAAAGAGAAATACAAAGAGTATTTAGCAGAAACAGAAACTCCAGTTTCTTATAGACGTTGGCTAAGGGAGGTAAAGTGAGAGGACTAGCTTACCCAGTAATAATATGCACATTCATGGTCATTATGATTTCATGGACATATCAGAACTTAGAATATAAAGGGTATTCAGGTGCTCATAGTTGCTATGGCGAATGTTATGAAGAATATGTACGAACAAATGGGACACTTAGTGAGCAGCTTGCAAAAAAAGCTGAAATCGCTGCGGCTGACCCATACTCGTCAATCAGAGGACTATGGGGTGGATGTGCAGCATGTCATGGACAAGAAGGACAAGGTATGGGAGTTTTCCCGAAACTCGCAGGTTCATCGGCTTCGTATATCGCAGAGACGCTATATGCGTACCAAAATAGAGAAACAAGAGGAAGTATGAGTTCAACTATGTGGGCTCAAGCAGGATTACTAACTGATAGTGATATAGAAACAATAGGTAAATTTATAGAGGAGACAATGGAATGATTCCGAAACCTCCAGCAAATATAGCAACCTTTTTTCTAAGAATACCTTTATCAGCAATGTTCCTACAACAGGGACTCAGTAAACTTCCTGTTACAGGAGCAGTGGCAGATGCCTGGGGATTACCATATATTGTATGGTGGTTCGTAACATGGGGAGAGATAGGTGCTGCAGTAGGTCTTATGGTGGGTGGAGTATTTTCACTTATACCATGGCACAACAAACACTTTTTTATTACTAGATTATCAAATGATTTTACAAGAGATATTATATATAATATAGGAGACTTAATTACTAGATTTAGTGGTATTACTATGACATGTATTGCTACAGGAGTTATATGGATATTAAGTCCTGCAAGTCTTTGGGACGTAATTTATAAAGATTACCTTCATGTAAGTTTATATGTAGGTGGTTTATACTTTGCTCTACGAGGTAATGTAAAATGATAACTTTAGTAGAAGAAGGTAAAGGGTATAGAATTTTTAGAGATAAACTTTTTGGTATAGTACCAAGATTAGTATTAGAAGATACAAGAGAGAGTAGTGTTAGACTTGGAGTTACTTATGAAGTTAAATTTACAAATTTCTATTTTAAAAATGTAGAACAAGTAAAAAGGACACTCAATGAAGAAGTATAAATATCCACAACAACTACCAATAAATTTTAAACCAAGAGAATCAACCCCACAGGAATTTGATGACTGGCAAAAGAATGAGTTAGAACCATTAGCTGAAGTACAAATGAAATTCATTGCATTTATGGCAGTAGTGCAATTCGTTGCTTTAGCTACAATGTTTACTGCCTTTTATTTAATAGGATTAGGACTGAATGGTTAATTCAAGACAAAAAGGAAACAGAGGAGAACAACAAGTAATGTCTCTACTTGGTCGATTGACAGAAGAGAGATGGGAACAGACACCTGGGTCAGGTAGTGGTAAGATAAAAGGAGATTTAAGAGTACCTGGCAAACATAATTTATTTTGTATAGAAGTTAAATTCTACAAGGATAGCGGATTTAACTCGAAGATATATACCTCAAAGACAAACAATCTTTACAAATGGTGGAGTAAGCTTTGTAGGCAATCACAAGATATGGAACAAGAACCGTTACTTATATTTAGAGAGAACTATGGTAAGTTCTTTGCAGTAACAGTTCGCAAACCGCAGAACACATTAAAATATACACATATTGCCTGGCTGGGTGCGTATATTTTATTAGCAGAACACTGGCTAGAAAAAGAGGAGATAATATTTACAAATGGCGACTACAATTGCGAACCTTGGAGCCCCGGCTCCGATTGGGAACTTGCTGATAGTTGATGGATTAAATGTAGCTTTTAGATGGAAACATCAAAATATACTTGACTTCAAGTATGACTACATAAGAACAATCGAAAGTCTAGCAAAATCTTATAATGCAGGTACAATTATCGTATGTGCAGACGGGGGTAGCTCTTACAGAAAAGAGATATACCCTGAATACAAAGCAAATCGTAAAGAGAGATTTGCAGAACAAACTGAGCAAGAAGCTAAAGAGTTCGAAATGTTTATGGCAGAGTTTAGTGATACATTAACACTAATTAGAAAAAAATATCCTGTCTTTCACTTTAGAGGAGTGGAGGCTGATGATATTGCTGCTTATATAACACAAAAAATAAACTATGATGAGTGCTGGTTAATATCCTCTGATAGAGACTGGGACTTATTAATAAGTGATACTGTGTCAAGATTTAGTACTGTAACTCGTAAAGAAACTACAGTACATAACTGGGACGAACACTATGACTTTGAAATCGAAGATTATATTACATTCAAATGTCTTACAGGCGATAAAGGGGACAATGTTCCTGGAGTACCAGGTGTCGGTCCAAAGCGCGCAGTACAATTAATGGAACAATATGGAACAGTTTTCGACATCTATGATGCATGCCCACTAGAAGGCAAGTACAAGTATATCCAAGCGGTCAACGAGAATGCAGAACAACTTCTGACAAATGTTGAACTTATGGACTTAGTGACCTATTCTGAAGAAGCAATCGGACAAGAAAACACGGAAGTAATTAAAAATACTTTAGGAAAAATACTATGATTAATATAGACTACAGAAAAGACAAACTTTTGACCGAGTTTAGTCTCAAAACTTTAGAAGATCGCTATCTTGTCGGTGACGAAGTAAGTCCTCAAGAAGGGTTTGCTCGAGCAGCACAAGCATTTGCAGATAATGAAGCACACGCACAGAGACTGTATGATTACGCAAGTAATCTATGGTTTATGTTTGCGACTCCCGTACTCTCCAATGGAGGGACTCAGCGGGGTCTCCCAATCTCATGTTTTCTCAATTATGTAGATGACAGTAGAGAGGGAATTACAGGACATTACACAGAAAATGCCTATCTTTCATCTTTTGGTGGAGGAATTGGAGGCAGTTGGAGTGATGTCCGTTCACAAGGAACAAAAACATCAAAGGGTTCTGAATCCACAGGTGTCATGCCATTTGTAAAAGTGGTTGACTCTGAGATGTTGGCGTTCAGTCAGGGTGTAACTCGTAGAGGAAGTTATGCTGCTTATATACATATGAGCCACCCTGAAGTAGAGGAGTTTCTCGATATGAGAAAACCAACTGGTGGAGACACAAACCGTAAGTGTCTCAATCTACACCATGGCGTAGTAATACCAGATAAATTTATGGAAATCATACATACAGCAACCAAAGAGGACGGCTTTGATGACTCTTGGGAGCTAATTGATCCCCATAGCGGTGAAGTAAAGAAAGTTGTTAGTGCAAGAACATTGTGGGTAAAATTACTCCAGAATCGTATGGAAACTGGAGAACCATATTTAATGTTTGAAGATGCGGTAAATGCAGACTTACCACAGTTTCAGATAGACAAAGGTATGCGTGTACATCACAGTAATCTTTGTTCTGAAATCACACTTGCAACAGATGAAGAGAGAACAGCAGTTTGCTGTTTATCGAGTGTAAATTTAGAGTATTATGATGAATGGAAGAAAGTACCTGCTTTCATACCAGATTTAATTCGTATGCTCGACAATGTGCTAGAGTCATTTATACAAAATGCTCCGCAACAACTAGAAAGAGCACAGTTTAGTGCTATGCGTGAAAGAAGTCTAGGTTTAGGAGCAATGGGATTTCATGCGTACTTGCAGAAAAATGGTATCTCTTTTGAGAGTCCGATTGCAAGTGCAATTAATTATGAAATCTTTGAAAGTATAAAATCTCAAGCACAAGAAACAACAGAACAACTTGCAGTAGAAAGAGGAGCATGCCCAGATGATGATTCTTGCTCAGTAAGAAATGCACATTTGTTGGCAATAGCTCCTAACGCAAGTTCTTCTATTATATGTGGTAACACTAGTCCAAGTATAGAACCGTATCGTGCAAATGCGTATACGCAAAAAACGAAGAGTGGTTCATACTTACAGAAAAATAAGTTTCTAGAAGAACTTTTAGAAAAGTATAATAGCAATAATGAAAGTACTTGGAAGAGTATAGTTACCAACAAAGGAAGTGTTCAACATCTTGAATTCTTAAGTGAAGAAGAAAAAGAAGTATTTAAGACTGCTGTCGAAATAAATCAGTCTTGGGTAATAGAACACGCTGCACAAAGACAAGAATTTATTTGTCAGTCGCAGAGTGTTAATCTCTTCTTCCCACCTGATGTAAACAAGGGCGAACTACACAATATACATATGTTAGCATGGGCTAAGAATATGAAAACCTTATATTATCTGAGAAGTGAGGCTATATCTCGCGCAGATAATGTATCAAATAAAATAAAAAGAGAGATAATCTTTGAACAACAAGATTGTCTAAGTTGTGAGGGATAATATGAGTTTATTAAAAGAAAGAGAATATTATAAGCCTTTTCAATATCCGTGGGCGTTTGAGAATTACAAAAAGCAACAGCAGATGCATTGGTTGCCAGATGAAGTTCCTTTGCAAGACGATATAAAGGATTATAAAGAAAAGTTAAGTGATGGAGAACGGTTATTGTTAGACAATATATTTAAGTTCTTCACACAAGCAGATGTAGATGTATGTGGAGGGTATGCCCACCATTATTTACCTACATTTAAACAACCAGAAGTGAGAATGATGCTCGTGAGTTATGCAGCTATGGAAGCAGTACACCAGGAAGCATATTCTTTACTACTAGAAACACTTGGTAAGTCAGATGACATGTACCAAGAATTTTTTGACATTCAAGCTATGATGGAGAAACATGAGTACTTACAAGACTTTAGTATGAAGACTCCATTTGATATGGCAAAAACAATGGCAGTATATAGTGCTTTTACAGAGGGAGTGCAACTATTTAGTAGTTTTGCAATTCTTCTTAACTACCCAAGACATAACCTAATGAAAGGTATGGGACAGATTGTTACATGGAGTATTCGTGATGAATCATTACATGTTGAAGGTTTGTCAAAACTATTTAGAACTTTCATGCAGGAGAATCCTGAGTTATGGACTGATAAGTTAAAGTATGAGATATATTGTGCAGCAGAAAAAACTGTTGAATTAGAGGATAAGTTTATTGATGTTTGTTTTGCAAACGCAGATGTTCCTGATTTAACAGCAAGAGAGGTAAAAGAGTATATTCGTTATATTGCGGATAGAAGATTACTAGCTATAGGAATGAAAGCAATTTTCCATAGTAACGAGAATCCTTTGCCTTGGATTGATATGCAAGTAAACGCAGTTGAGCATACCAACTTTTTTGAAAACCGTGCTACCGAGTATGCTAAGGCAAGCACCCAAGGAAATTGGCAAGATATATTTAAATAGGAGAAACTATGTCGACAGAAAATAATCAGCCTCAAGTAACTAATGACGAACCAGTCTTAGTTCTTGATGATAAAAAATATCTTATCGAAAATCTATCTGATGATGCGAAGATGGTAGTAGCAGCACTACAAAGTGTTGGTACACAGATTCAAAATAATCAATTAACAGGACTTCAATTACAGGCTAGTCAGGAATCTCTGACTGCTAAGTTAAAAGATCTTGTTGAAGATGTAGATTCGGAAGATGTACCGCCTGTAGAAGGCGAGTAAACAGAAAGGGGCTTATGCCCCTTTTTTATACTATAGAATATTATCCATAATTTACTCCATAAAAGTTATTTGTTCATCAAAGACTACAATAGCTTTTTGCATTGCTTCTTCTGTTTTTAATATATCTATATCATTATTATCATCTAAAACACAGGGTACTTCAAAATATGCATTATCGCTTACACGAATATAAGTACAAAAATCTTTCAGATTATCTTCTTCACGTTTAACGTATACATAACTCATGTGAAATCTAAAGCAACTGTTGAATAGATACTTCCGTTTGCAGGTCCAGTAAACCTACTACCTAAATCCCATATTCTTACCCCTGCTGCTGGACTTGAATAGGTTAAATTTGTTCTATTAACCGAAGATGTGCTTGAAGAACCAGCAGACGTAGTTTTTGTCATTGTTAATGTAGTCCAACCTGCATTGCCTGTTGGTGTACCGCTAGTATCATGTATAAGAAAGAAGGTGTTGCTATTATTAATATCGTAAAAACTAACGGTTGGCGTGTTTGAATATAAATCACACGATGTATCAGATGCAGAACCATAAGGACCGGATCCAGTAGTACCAACACCTCTATATGTTTGACCATAAAAAACACTTGTACCTATTGTTAATGTGGTTTCCCATAAAGATGAAGAATGTGTTTTACCATAAAAATTTGTTATTGATATAGCACCTGAAGAAACACCTGCTAATGTTCTTAAATCTGTTTCTCCTAAAGAAGATGTAGCTGTTGCACTTCTTCCTAATTCAACATTAATTGACCTATTAGTAGTTGTTCCACCAATAGACATTTGGCCACTACTTGCTAATGTCATTAATCTGCTCCTTTAAGGTATCTATTGTTTTTTGTTGTTCTACTCCACTTATTGCCATTATTTAGACTCCAATTTTTCTTTTAATTCATCTATTTGTTTTTGTTGTTCTTTTATTGCTTCAATTAGTAAAGCAACTATTTTATCTTTTTCAACAGTTTTATATTCTTTATTAAATGGAGCGGGTGCGATTGCGTCTGGTATAACTTCTTCTATTTCTTGAGCTATAACACCAGTTTCATGTTTGCATTTTGGTTCAAATCCTAATTCTTCTGCTTCATCTGTCCAATCAAATTCAACTCCTCTAATTTTCATAACTTTTTCTAAAGCGTTGTCTATTGGTTTAATATTTTCTTTTAGTCTTTTATCGGAAGCATAGGCAGTAATGTTACCCCCTGCTGTTATACTCGAAGCAAAAGCAAAAGTAGTTGTACCCCACCCAAGATTATTACCCATTTCAAAATCAGTACCATTGTATTTCATAAATGAATCAACAGAGTCTCCAGAGTCATGTACTCCTATTTCGTAAGTTTCTGAACAATTAAGAAGCATACCTAATTTAACATCAGTCGCCCATGTAGTGCCTGACCATGCATAGTTAGTATCTGTTCTTCCTACATTTAAAGCACCATTTTGCATATAACCCAAAGCATAGTTTGAGTTACTAATTTCTCCTGCGGATACAGTAAAATTACCTGAATGAACTACAGTATCTGCAGAACCATTATTTACTGAAAAACGTAAAGTTCCCATATCTTCTGAATCAAATATACGAACACCACCATAATTAGGTTGTGCCCCCATACGAATACCGGTATGCCATCTTAGGTCAAGTTTTGTATAGTTGCCTCCAACATTCTCCATAGATGTACCGATATGATAATTCGCAACATCATTAGCGCCTCCAAATGTTAGTCTTGCTCCACTTGCTGCACTTGAATAAGGTTCGGTGGTAGAGGAGTTTCCTCCTATCTGAACAGTGCCTGAAAAACATGCTCCTCCAGTATTAGATATTGAAGCCATATTTGAACTTGTTGTATGATTTCTAAATACCCAACCACGATTCGTAGTATCCATAACAAAATAAGTATTATAACTGTCAGTACAGAATCCATGATTTCCTAAACTTCCAGACGAAGTTGGTTTAAACATTATCTGTGAAGTAGTTGCTCCTGTGCTCCATAAAGATATTCCTCCTACTAAACTATTAGGTGAAGAATATCCTGTTTGTTCATCACCTCTTATATGTAAAGTTTGAATAGAATTAACACTTGCAGGTAATACATAGGCATTTGCTCCATCCGCTACATTTAAAGCAGTTCTTGCCTGAGCAGCTGTCCATGAACGACCATAATTATCACTTCCATTTGTACCTGTAAAGTAACTCATTGTGCCGCCTGCACCAGAGTTTGCAAATGTTCCTGTCATATTTAAGTAATTACCAAATATATAACCGTTACCATCTCTTCGCACTACACTATTATTACTTGAACCAATAGAAATTGTATATGGGAAGGAGTAGTTATTTGCACTGGTAGCTATAC